GGGGGGAGGGGCAGCAAGGAGCAAGGGCAGGTCCTGGGCGTCGCGCGATGGTAGAGGCGGAGGCATACCTTGCGCGCGGAGGAGGCTTATTTCCTTAAACTTTGCCATAAAATAATCCCCTTCCTCTTGCACTCTCCCTTGAACATCTCCAAAAAATGTCAATGCATGATTAACAGCAGAATTAATTACACCCCCCTTCCATCCTCCTTTACTTACTAACTTTGAAAGTAAATCTTCTCCATCTGTCTCTGTCTCTGTCTCAGTTCCTGTGCCTGTGTCTATGTCCATGTGTGTGCCTGTGCCTCCTTCTCTCTCTTCTTGATATTTAAATATTTCATTTAAAATATAGATATATGGGTGATAAACATTATAAATTGTGTATATCATATCAGAGAACACTTGATCACCGATAACTTCAGTGTTCTCGGCTCGCTCGCTGGTGGGGGAGAACTGGTGCCACTTTTTCTCGACTATGTCAGCCAAAGAGAGAGTAACCTTGTTATTTTTTAGATGAATTATATCTAATTTTTCAATAAAATTTGGCATTCGCTTAAACACATTATCTGCCGTAAACTGAATTAAAAATTTTTTTTGGTCATTATCCCCCGCCAGCAGAGGCAGCCAACCATCCATGTCCGCAGCATTCCGCTTCGGCTGCCCTCCATTCATCCTCCATCCAAGGATGCTTTTCTTTTCTGGCGGCATAGTTAGCGTTTCGTTGTCTTTAAAATCAGTTATTTTGTTACTAAAATCAGTTATTTTGTTACTAAAATAAGATTTAAATAAATTTGTAAGTAATTCTTGATGTTCTCTTATATATACATAAAATTTATACAAACACTGCGCTAGTCTATATGAAGTATTATAATCTATCGTCATGCTTTTGATTTCAAAGCTATTAAAATCATTAGCTATAGATGGTACTGTATGCTGCAATTCACTTATTAAGTTATTAATAGGTGTCAACGAGTTGGGAACACCAACTGTTTTTCTCACCCACCTTTTTAAAGCACGTCTCGGCCCACGACTTCGCAATTTTGCCCAGGGTGTTCCACCAGTCGTGACGACTCTGTTCTCAGTACTAATATCTTCTGGTCTTATTGAAGGGCGCGGTGGGGGACCGCGAGAAATCCCTTGTACTGTTTTATTAGGCATATTCCATATTGCAACCATATTTAAGTCATCTTTGTTCCTTGCAATAGATAACATAGTAGCATTATTATGTATCTTTGCCGAAATATACGCGGCGATTCTATCATTTGTTGCAAAAATACCTTGTCTAGGCTGGGCGAGGCCGACCGACGGAGTAAAAGTTAATTGAGTTTGTAATCCTTGAACAGAAGCACTTTGCATAAAATCACCAGACCTTTTTATATCTAATAAACATCCAATTAACATCATTTTATTTTTTCTCCCTGCCTCTCCCTGACGGTCAAGAGCGAATGTTATTACCTCAGCTCCAGTCCGCGGGGCTCCGAAATTGGGATTGAGAGGCCAATTATCACAATTAAAGTAGGGCTCCAACACATCCTGAAAAACTGTATTACTAATATTATTACTACCACGAAGAATCGCTTTTGTGCCCGTTTTAATTGTACTTTTATCCATATCTTGCAAATATTGTAAGTGAATACTATTGGTATACTCAAAATAGGTGTTCGCGTGATAGATCCTAATTGTAAATCTGACCATAGAGTTATTAATTCTATGAGGAAAGTCAATTATAGATATGCTTTGAAATCCTAATACTACACCATCCGTATGTGCCCTGAGGTCTTGCATTCGTTCCAGTATATTATTTGAATCAATCTGATAGTTCTCCCATCCTATGTCGTTGATGTCGTCGTCAGCGTATGCGACGGGAGCTCGGCCAAGGAAAGTATATGCGCATTCTCTTAGGTTTGTAGCGTTTTCTATATTTTGTACACAACCTCCAGTATCCCATTTTCCAGGACCAGTATATATAGTATCTGTTAGACTGTTGGACCCATTTGAATCCCTATCATAAAAAATATATGAAAGAAATCCATTATCTCTAATTGTAAAAAATTTATTATTACTTGATGGTAATCCTTGCGCTACTTTTGCTTCTTGTAATGAATCAAAGAAAAGCTGAGAATCAGTCATTCGCGCACCATAATCATTAATAACTGCGATGTGGTCATTGTGCACGGCGTTCCCGTGGTAGGGGCGACTGACCGCGCCACTATATCTATTAAAATTAACAGAATCTACATCTAATAAGAAAGATACATAAGGTGCTGCATTACCCCCTGCTTTGCCAATTAATTCGGATATAGAACCTGTGTTGTTAACACCTGCTGTTGTGTGCCCGCCCACATCGGGAAATAGGACAGGATTATTGTTCCAGCCGTTTATCCAATTAATAATATACTGCCGCTCAACCGCAGGCGTACCAGGCAAAGATGTAGCTTGTACTCTAAGTAAAGTAATGATATGATTTATGTAAGTCGTTTTTATAATTCTTCCAGCTTGTTCAAAATCATGCATACTATCTAATAAACAAACTAGTATAAATTGTAAATTATTAATGTAATTACTCCATGCAGTTTTATTAGCTGAAGTAGCAGTTCCTCCCTCAATAAGAGTTATAATTGTTCTTAAATTTTCTGCTTTGTGCTTCATTTTATCAATATTTGTACTAGGCATTTTATATTTTCTATAAAACTATTAGATTATTATTTTATAGAAATCTGTATTACACCTTTGAACGTTTAAAACGGCGTTTTTTTCCATACCTCAAAAAAATTATTACGACAAGGACCCCATCCCCCATTTTCTGTATAGTCAACATAAAAATTATTTTTTGTTAATATGTTATCAACATATTTTTTTTGTTCCAATACATGATAATCATTTTCCATTATAATTAAATTAATATTATCTAATATTTCAGGCATATCCATTAAAATATAATAAAAGGCTCCTTCGCAATCCAATACAAGCGTATCAAATTTAATATTATATTTAGTTGTTAATTGTTCTAATGTAATAGTATTGACCCACATAAAATTCGGTTCTAATGTTTCACTTGGTTTAGTGTTCCAACCATTTTGTATCAATTTTCTTTTTGATAATGCTGAACTCTCGATATAAAATTTCATATTATTTAAATCTCTATTTTCAGATAGTTTTTTTGATATATTTACATCAACAAGCAAAGAAATTTGCAAAAAATACAATTACGCTAGTCCTAAATTAATTAATCCTTTAAGTGCATTCTTAGAAAATGAGATATCAGAAAAAGAAAAAATTAGTATAGGTGAAGATATTTATCTTATCTATTACTGGATAATTCTTCTATTGCATGCAGTAAATAACAACTATAATGAGATACTCATTATAGTAATGAAAATAGATTATAAAAAGAAAGTAAATAAATCTATAATTGAGTTGTTTTTGAAAGTAATGAGACAACCTAATTACAAAATATTTGGTAGATATTATGGTGTAAATAAGTATATTCTTATAAGACACATATCATGTTTTCATGTTATACAGTTTAGTAAGCATCAATTTAAAATAAGTAAAAAATATGTAGAAGCAGTGCATATGAAACAGACAGAACTAATAAAAGGGATTAAATGTTTCGAAATTATACCTAATAGGTGGAGGTTTCCAAAGAACTTTTGTCTTAAACTCGTCGAAATACTTGAGAAATAAAAAGATAGTTTAGAATATATATATTTGTATTATTTTTTATTTTTAATACTATAATATTTTTAGTTTATGTTCTAAATTTAGATATTAATCTACTTGCTAATACAATATAGTCAAGTGGTATTTCATTATTTAATTTATCAATACCTTCAACTGTCATATACAAAGTTCTAGCATATGAAACTGCTGTACACGAACCTTCATTTGTTTGTTCGGCCTTTCTTTTTATAAATTCTAAATTAGATATCAATTTAATTAAATTTTTTGTTCCACTATCTGCAGATTGTTTCCACGGGTCAATAATATAAAGTTTGTTATTATTTTTAAATATTGTTCTTGCATGTCTATCATATGCTATATTTGCAATTATATATTCTGATTTTATAAAATAATCTAATTGTTGCGATAATGTTTTAGTTGAACGAAGATTAATATAATTTGGATATAATAAATTAAATTTATTAGATTTTTTTTGTATATAATAATTGGCTTTTTCTATTGTTTTTGTAGAAATAGCACATTTACTAAATATTATTTGTTTATTTTCATTTAAAATAGGGTTCTGTAAAGGATTTCCTTTTATTAATTCAGTTACCCACAATGATTCATTATAAGGTATATCTATACCAATGATACCGTGTGTTTTTATTTCATCTTTAACTAGACTTTCAGATAATTTATATGAATTATATTTTTTATTAATTTCATTAATAGTAAAAACAATTTTCGATATATTTTTTACATTGTAATCATTAAGATAATACATATAACCATGAACTCTATTCCATAAAGGATTTGCATAATGTCTTCCAGTAAAATTTTTAGGTAAATAAATTTCTGTATTTTCTCTATTTGCTAATGCTAAATCTTTCATTTTGCGAAGTATTATTGTACCATTACCAGTAATTCCAACTATTTTTTGAGTTTTGGAAATTCTAATATCAAGAAAATTATTACCATAATTTATTATATCTAATGATAAACAATTGCTATTATTATGTATAGATTTCCAATCTTCTTTTAATTTATTTATATTAATTTTGTTAGGAGAGTTTTTTTCTTCTGGATACTTTTTTTCCTCTTTTTTAGGACTATTTTTCTTTTTAATACATCTACCCGATAATTCATTGCATATTTTACTTTGTTTTTCACATTCTTTTATTTTTGCGTCCGAGCATTTTGTATTTTCAATATTTTCTTTTTTTTCAATATTATTTTTTTTTTCTTTTAATAATTCTTTTCCAATTTTTCCAGTTTTAGATACATATCTTCCTGTTTTTGGATTTAATATTTTATTTTCAGTATCCATACTAATATTTCATAAGAAAAAATACAATAATGTCATTTTTTAAAAAATGATAATGTTTTAATTAATTATTATAAAAATGACTACAACTATTTATATCTTAAAACTAAATGATAATAAGTATTATATTGGAAAAACAAATAGAACTGTTAAAGAAAGATATCAAGAACATTCAGACGGGATTGGTTCTTTCTGGACTAAAAAATATAAACCTTTGTCGATAGTTAAACAAATTGAAAATAGTTCCCCATTTGATGAAGATAGGTATGTTAAAGAATATATGGCTATATATGGTATTGATAATGTAAGAGGTGGTTCATATAGTCAAGAAGAATTAAATGATGAAACTATTAAATTTTTAAGAAATGAATTGAGAACTTCTAATAATGAATGTTATAAATGTGGAAGCACTAGTCATTTTGTTAGCGAATGTGAATATATATCAATTAATGATTATATCCAATTCTTTATTGATAATTTTAATAGTATTAATTATTTAGAAAAAGAAATACGATATTTAAAGGAAAAATATAAACAAATTAAGCGTACTAATGATTTATATGATACAAGAAGCAAGCTATTGTGTAATGTACTAAAATGTGATTATAGTGAAATTGATATATATACCAATGAAATTACAACATATTATAATAAATTCTGTGTCACGACAGATGCGAATATTGATGTATTGATTATTCAATATTATGATTGTATCTTTGATTATAAAAAATTTTATAATAACCAGTTTAGTAGTTGCTTTTCAAGATATGACAGAGGAAATTTGCCAAACGGAGGTAAAGATAAACTTGCTAATATGGAATGTGAAAAGTTTAATAAGTGTTTAGATACAGTTAATTTAGATATTCTTATCAGACAATTGGGTGCTATTATGAAATTGTATTATGATTTATTAAAATAACATGTTAAATATAAAAAATGATATTATATGATTTATATAATTTAACATATAAATTATGATGACAATCAATAATAGTAATTATATTTTTGTAGAAATAGAAGAATTTAAAAATAAAAAAAATTTGAAAAGATTTATTCGTGAAGTTTCTATAAAAATTCAAAATAATAATCCAGAAATTTCAAAAGCATTATCAATTAGACAAGCTCTTAAAATATGGAAAACAAACAAGTAAATATATATTATAATATATTCTTCAAAATAAAAAAGTATTCAACATTCACATTTTTTTTATTTTCTTCCTTTACTCTAACTAGTTCCCCAACTATATCACCATACTGATTTGGCGGTCGCAATCGCGCTCTAGCAACTTCTCCATCCGCATGATTTCCTGCATTATTTTCTCGAAGACTTCTGCCTGTTTTACAGCACCATACTTCCTCATGACAGCGAGAGTGACAGTAAGACTGCTCAACTTCTTAGGGTTATTAACAAATATCCTCTGGATTTTGTAGAAGGTGTCTGCAAAACGGGTGGTCTTAATCTCTTCCATGAGAACAACAGGTTGCTTGTACACGATTTTCTCACAGACTTTGTCTTGCAGGTCAGTGGGAAGAGCGTCGAAAAGAGCGTTCATGTTGTTCTGGTTCATTTTATACTGAGTTTGGTTGGTTTTCACTAGAGTTTGTTGTCCGAAGTTTTTGTGTTTATGTTGTCTGCGTTGTTGGTATCTATAAGTACAAGAAATTCTGTCATTTTTTTCTTGAATCGTCATTTTTCTGTACAAATTAGTGTAAACAATGAAAAAAATTCATAACCCGTTACTAAGGTAATACATATTATCAGCGATTCTTCTTAATCTCAGGAAACATATTGTTTCCGTCAGTGATTTAGATTCTTGACAGATTGTCTTCTGAATAATATGCACTAGTTATCCGTTTTGCTTCGAATGCAGAGAAAGTATTTGATACTTTAATCTTATACTGTTGTGTGTTTCACAAACAGAGTTCTTGTAATTAATTCTTAAATTCCGGTATCAATGTCTTTCAAGGCATGAATAGTTATGAATCCTTTTCGTTTAATAAGAGTTTATTCAAAAGAAAGAATCATTTTTTTCAATTTTTTTGATATTTGCATACAAATTGAAAAAAATGATTATTAAATTGATAATTTAATTTTAAAATGTTTTCTAATGTATTTGATGAATATTCAAATGATACATACTTCTATCTAGGAGGTTTAAATAATGAATTGTCAGAAGAATATTATAAAAATATAGAAGAGGAAGACAATAAATATTATGATGAATTAACAGATTATTATGATAATTCTTATGATGATTATGACGATTATTAAAAAAATATTTAAACCTTTATAACTAAATTATAGTAAATGATTTGGGATAAATTGCCCGAGTGTATACTAGACAAAATATACTCAAAAATAATATATAAACAATGTAATGAATTATTGGATGATATAAGAAGTTATGTATTTATAATAGATTTTATAAAAAGTAAATATGTTGATATTGATAAAATATTATTATATATAATTATGAATTATGATAATAAATTAAGTGATAGTCAAAAAAAAGATAAATATTATTTTATTAAATTAAGAAATAAAGAATACGATTATATAAAAATTAAAATACAAAAAATGAATTCATGTGGAAGATATTATTTAGTAAAAAAATTTTTATTTGTTGAATAATAAAGTTATAAATAGTAAAGAAGAAGTATTAATGAAAAATTATTTTAATTTAATATTATTGATATTATTAATAATATCAATAATAATTTTAGTGTTTAATTATAAAAAATATGAGGGATTTCTAGATTTATTTGATAGTAAATTATTAAATAGTATAAAATTTGAAGAAATTAAAATAACATCACCATACAATACAGTATTTAAAAAGAAAATATATAATGGTAGATTTAAATTATATTTAAATAAGGATAAAAATATAGTGTATAAAAAAGTAAGTTATAAAGAATTTTTAGAAGATCATAATATAACTATAGAAAGTTACAAATCAAAAATATACAATCTTAAAAATTTAAAAATAATAAATAAATATTTATATGAACCAAATTATATATATATAAAAGATGATGGTAGTTATTATTCAAAATATATAAAAAATAATATTCGAATATACGATATATTAGAGAAAAATAAACAAATTGATAAAAAAATATTAAATAAAATAATATATAAAATAAAAGAATTGAAGAATGATTTAATTATTTACAAGAAAAATAATAAATTATTTGGAGATTGGAATACTTCTAATTTGGTATATAATATAGATGATAATAAAATATATAACATTGATTATGAAGGTTTTGCTTTATATGATATTGCACAAGACGGTAGTGATGAGTATTTTGATAAAATAATAGAAAAAATAACTAAAATATTATAAAGAAAAAAGAATTTGAATGATTTAACATATTATAATGATATTTTTCAATTTTTAAAAATTTTTTTTCATCATAATATTCTATATAACCTTTATAAATTTAATTTTTTTTTAGCAATTACTCTTATACAAATAGGATTTTCTTTTTCAAAAATTGCAAAATCTTTTTTTTCATCAATATATAATATATCAAATTTATTTCCAAGTAAATTTTTTAGATAATCAATATTTGTATAATTTCTATAATGTTCATTACCATGAAATTTATCTTCATCTTTATTTTTATCACTTCTAGTTTCGATAGCAATATATGAATTAACTTTAATACTATTTAAAAATGTAAAATGTTCTTCATTTGTTATACTATGAAATGTAAAGCGAGAATATATTAAATCATAATTTTCTTTATTATAATTTACAAAATCTTCATTATAAAAGTTACAAGAAATATCATTCTTTGGTTTAAATCCATTATTATCTATACCATCTACTTTATATATTTTCTTAAATTCATAACTATCTCGTCCGTTACCACAACCACAATCGATAACAGTTTTTATGTTAAATATTTTTAAATAATTAATAACAAAAATGCAAAAATCGGATGCTTTATTTAATTTGGTAATATTATTATTATTATAAAAATTATTCCAATATTTTTTATCACTATTTTCTTTATAATTAATGTTATTCATTTACAATAAAAATATCAAAGTTTAGACATTTATACATATATAATTATTATTTATATAGTTTTTTATCAGTTATATATGAAAATTTTATTACAGAAGATAAAGAAAAAAATAAGGCGAATAGAGAAGAAAGAGATTAAAAAAACTTAAACAAAAATAA